AGATGGCACTGTGTATAGTGTTGTTGCCGTGGTAGCAGACGGGTTAGACTGCCCTAGCACCTTGTATGTTGTTGGCATTATTATTTCTCCTTAGTTACATTCCACCGAGCATAAACGCGGTTGGTGTGGGGTCAGTTGTTATTGTAGCCCAACTTGCTGCTGAGCCGTTAGTGGTTAAATATTTTCCTGAGTTACCAGTCTGGCTAGGTAGAGCATCAACAGTCGTCCACTCAACACCATCGGCTTGAGCAGAGTTAGCGGTAAGTACTTGCCCATTGCTTCCTACTGTTTGCACAGCATAAGCACCAGCACCTGTTCCTACAAGTATTACACCCTTTGCCGTATAGGCTGCAGATAAAACACCAGCAGCCGATGCTGCACTTGCTGCAGCGCTAGTAGCAGATGTTGCTGCTGCCGTTGCTGATGTAGCAGCACTTGTCGCTGACGTGGCTGCAGCCGTTGCAGAGTTAGCAGCAGATGTAGCGCTTGTCGCTGCAGCGGTTGCACTAGCAGCAGCAGCACTTGTAGATGCCGCTGCAGATGCAGCAGATGTTGCAGCACTTGCAGCGCTAGTCGCTGCTGCGCTAGCAGAGTTAGAAGCAGTAGTTGCATAGCCTGCAATTGTCGCTACTGAGTTAGCGGCAGTAGTTGCACTTGCTGCTGCACTAGTTGCACTAGTTGCCGCTGCTGTAGCAGATGCCGCTGCGCTTGTAGCACTGGTTGCTGCTGCTGTTGCAGAACTCGCTGATGTTGTTGCGGAGGCTGCTGCTGCTGTGGCACTGGCTGCTGCACTTGTAGCGCTCGTAGCAGCAGAGGTAGCGCTAGTTGCTGCACTAGCAGCAGAAGTCGCTGCAGAAGTTGCTGAACCTAAAATGCTATCTACATAATCCTTAGGAGTAGCAGATGATGCTGACATACCAGCAGAAGATAGACCAGTAATAACTGGCGAGCCTGAAATGGTTGGGCTAGTTAAAGTCTTGTTAGTAAGAGTCTGTACTGCGGTAGCAATTACCACTGTGCCTGTTGTGTTAGGCATTGTGATTGTGTTATCCTGTGTAGGGTCAACTACAGTCAGTGTAGTCTCAAAGGCATCAGGTGTTGCACCTTCAAACACAATGCTTGCATCTACTCCAGCACCAGAGATGTTAGGGTTAGTGATTGTAGGGCTTGTAAGGGTCTTGTTAGTCAGGGTCTGAGTGTCGATAGTTCCGACTACAGAAGAAGAGTTAGAGATGCCGTGAACGCCCGTAGAAGCCTCTACGTGGGCATTGGCTTCGCGGTAGTCGCGACCAATAGCCATGTGACGAACTACTGCGCCAGCAGAGTGAGCCTGGGCTGACGAGCCATCAATAGCACGGGTTACCGTAAAGGTGTTAGTCGATACCGCGGTGGCATCTAAGATTTCTTCGAGCGCTGTGTCTGGGTCTACTACAACCGTAAAGGTTGTACCCGCAGGAATAGATTGACCACCAAGGAGTGCAGTACCTGACTGGACAACTATCGTTGATGCGCCAGCGGTGACTGCACTTGTTAGTGTTGTCTGCTGCGAGCGAGAGGAGTAATTGCGTGTTGTCATTTATATTCCTATCGAGTATAATGAATTCGTGGCGGATAAGCGTTTTGTTGTGTTGCTACTTCTTCGTTCAAACGTTGTGAGTAAAGAGCAAAGAGTTGCTTTGTTGCTGATGCGCTTGCACCGTATGGGCGCTTGCCATCTGTTTCGTCCGCCTGTGGGCTGATTTGACCTGCACGTGCTGGGTCAAGGTAAGCCAATAGTCTATATGATGCACCAAGAATTACGATATCACGAGCTGACTCAGGGTAACCTGTAGTAGTTGTGAATACATCGTTTGAGTTTTCTAATGCAGTTGGAGGTGTAACATACATCACCTTTACTGTACGTCCTGGGGTAATGTAGTCATAGATAGTAACTGTCTGAGAGTTTGCGCCCCAAGTAGTTACATCTGCAAATGGGTCAAAGTCCCAACGCTTGATGCGAATCCATTCCTTAGAAGGACCTGTATCTTGCCATGACATAGTTAGAATATTTTCAATACCTAAATCTTCAAACTCGTATGTATTTACTGCTGCATTGAATGTGAAGGTAGTTTGCTTGACAGCCATAAGGTTTGCACCCATTGCTCGGATAGTGTCGTTGATTGCCTTCTTAATTACATATCGTGGGAAGATAGGTGAGATAGTAACCTTAGCATCAGCTGCGTGTGTAGCAGCACCTGTGCCTAAATATCCACGACCATAAGGTGATACAGTCGCTGTGTTACCAACACGGTCAAATGAATCAACCCACATAAGTTCTTCATCAACTTCAAGGATACCTTTACCTACGTTGCTTGTATCGCCTAGAGATAGGACTGTAGGTGATGTACTTGGAGATGTCAGTGTTGTGACTGCTGTGCGTAGATATGTAGAGCGGTCCTGTTGGTATGTATAACCTGAAAGGTTGATAAGAACTTCATCAACCATCTGTGATAGTGTTGTCATAGGTTTATGCTCCTTAATGCAACAACGGCTGATAGTCCAGTAGTACCTGCCAATTCATTACAGATAGCGTTCATCATCTTGTAATCGTTAGGCTGACGACTTGCGCTAGCCTTAATATTAAGTGCAGCAATAATTCCTAAACCACTAGTTGATGCGTAAGCATTGGCTGCACCTTGCTCAGACTTGTATGCTGTTGGTGCTGGATATGTTCCACCGTTTGCAAGACGATTTAACTCATCAGCAAATGTGCTACCTGCTTCTCCTGTTGCCATTATCTAAACCTCGCAGCTTTCTTCGCTATGGACTTTGGTTGTTTTACAAACTGCTTACCCTTTGCATTGCCTGCTGCTTTTACTTTATTAGTTGCTTCCTTTTCAGAAGCGCTCAGCGCAGACCATGCTTTCTTAGGTAAATATCTTTTCTTGCCTTTAGATGGTTTGCCATCAGAGGTTGTCCATTCCTCTTTGGTCCACTTCTTTAAGGACTTCTGTGACTTAGCAAGTGCCATTACTTGTAACCGCCTCCTGCTTTCTTGTACTCAACTGCAAGCAACTGAGCCTTACGAGCAGACCATTCACCAGGGTCTCCACCCTTTGAGCCTGCCTTAATCTTCTTAAACAAAGAAGCACGCATCGCTGGCTTGGTATAATTGCCAGCCGCATTAACTTTTGACTTAGCCTTCTTCTTTGCTACCATTTGACTTTATCCGCCCAGTATGCAGCAGACATCTTGCCCTTGGCAATGTTCTTAGCATGACGTGCCTTGAAAGATTTCTGGCGGGCAGTAGGTTGCCTATCACCAGTAACGCCCTGTTGACCAAAGCGAATAGTCTTAACCTTGTCTCCTTCTTTTGCCACAACAACGTGTGACTTCTTTGGGTGATTTGGTGTACGCTTAGGCTTGTTAAAGCCTGATACTCCTGCTCGCTTTAGTCTTGGGTCTGACATCTATTTGCTCTTTCTCTTAACTACACCAGATACCTTCTTTAGGCGTGGGTTAGCCTTAACTGCAGCCTTACCAGCCTTGCGTGCGCCAGCAGCAAGAATTGCACTGGCACGTTCTCTAGAAATTCCTTGCTTGCTAGCAATAGATGCTGCAGCTTTCTTAAATCCTGGATGCTTTGCTGTCTTTTTCATCGGTTTTTATTCTGTGCTACAACTTTGCGCAAAAGCGCTTCGTATTCAGCAGTCGTGTATTCCCTGACTGTGCCAATACGAGTCTTTACTGGATTAGGTGTAGGAGCTTTATTTCCTAGGTCACCCATCTTAATTGTAGAACCTTGACCAGTTGTAACAACAATTTGAGACTTCTTGGTAGCCTGTGGGCTAGGAGAAGCCTTTGGCTTTGGAGAGGCCATTACTTCTTCTTTGCCTTCTTCTTAACAGCCTTCTTCATTGGCTTGCCAGTCTTCTTGGCCTCAGCCTTTGCCATTGCCATACCTTTTGCTGTGTATGGGAATTCTTTCATTCCGACTTTTGGCATTACTTCTTCTTACCCATCTTCTTCATGGCAACCTTCTTGGCTGTTTTCTTAGCCATCTTCTTCTTGCCCATCTTCATTTCCATCATCTTCTCAGACTTGGATTCTATCTTTTCGCCCATCTTGTAAGCCTTGTTCTTCATCATCATACTTGTCCTATCTCTTTCATTACCGCTGCGGTTGATTTGTTTACGTGTTTTGCATCTGGCATTGATTCAGCGTTATACGGCTTATTCAATACTTCGGAGGCACGTTCTGCCTCACGAATTTTCTCCATCGAAGTTCCACCAGGCTGAATGCCTTGTGCCTTCGCATTAGCGTATGCAGATAGTTCATTTTCAAAACGCTTACGAGGAGCATTCCGCTGACTATTGGCATCGCCAGTATTCATTTCAAGAGTACCTACCTTGCAACCAAAACATCCTTCAACAAATTCAGGATGTGATTGTATACGGTGTAAATTCATGTGTCCCCTATATTGCTGTAAAGTTTGCTTCCGTCACCCCAACGCCACCAGCAATAAGTGCTGCCTTTGTTGCATCATCTACAGTATACTGGCTACCGCCAAGATATACTTCTTGGTAACTATCTAAGTCACCATCGTATGGATAACGAACCTGACGGTAAGTTCCATTAACTCTGATGATACTGATTCCACGTGCTAACTTATAAAACGTAAAGAGTCGTTGAACTCCTTCGAAACCTTCATCGACTGTTGGTGTCTTGAAGATGTATTCTGTCATGACTCCTCCTTTAGTGGATTCACCACCAGGCAGGGTTGCCCCTGCCCAGCAGTCAATTAACTACTAGTTAGCAGCGATTGATGAACCTGTTGAGATGCGGTATAGCGCCTCATCACGGTATACTGCGAAGCCAAGTACGCCGTACCAACCCATTGGGCGGAAGCGCATCAACTTATCAGTTACGTTACCGATAACTACGTGTGGTTCTTCAGCTACGGCTTCTGCCATTGCCTGTGAACCTGCAACGATTGTATCGAATACGCGAGTTACTGGAGTTACTGTAACAGTTGCTCCTACTGTAACTGCAGCTGTATTCGCTGTGTCAACTGTGATAGTTGTTGTTGAACCTGATGTTGCGATAGCAGCAATCTTAGCACCTGAAGCGATACCTGTTGCTGCAATCTTGTCACCAACTTCTGCACGAGATGCGATAACAGATGATGAAGCAACACCAATTGTAAATCCTGCTGATGTTCCTGCAACAGTTGCTGTTGTTGTTGCTAGTGCTGTCTGGTCTGCACCAGTCTTTGCGTTGTATAGACGTGGTGATTCTACGAAGAATGAACCTTCGTACTCACCGATTTCGCCTGCCCAAACCTTGCTTGCATTCTCTGCAGACTGTGATTGTGGGTAGCGCCATCCTAGGTCGCCTGTCTCTGCACGAAGGTCGTGTGAAACCTGTGGGTGGATACCTGTCCAATATGCATTTCCGCGACGGCCCTTGGCCTTGTTAGAACGCAACTTAGCAACAGCCTTGCGGATGTCTGCTGAGTCAAGTGTATCACTTGCTGTAAGTGTTGCAACTGATGTGCGAGTTCCACCGTAGATTACGTTTGAACCTGAGCGTAGTGTGTTCATTGCGACAACGTCGATAGAATCTGCTAGGTTGTAAGCGATGATGTTAGCGATTGCTGGGTCTACATCTGCTAGAGAGAATAGTTCCAACGCACGTGTTACAAGTACAGCGTTACCGTACTCGTTAAGTGTCACTGTAACAGATGTTGGTGTTGACAATGCTACTGCATCTGGGTCAACTGTCTCTGTTAGTGTTGATGTCTTTGTGTCTAGGTCAACGTACTTCTGTAGAACTACAGTTGAACCTGGGATTGCTTGCTTTGCTGGGCGCTTATCTGCGACAGAACGAATTAGGGGTTCTGAGCGGAGAGCGAACTCTAGAAGGCGGTCATACGCCTTCTGTACGAGACCAGCGCCACCTACTGTACCTCCGAGCGAGGTGCTCGAGGTATCTGTATATGCGTTTGGCATGTTTGATTAGTCTCCTTGACTATGAACGATTGATTATTGTTGTCCTTGCATCAGGGCGATTAGCTCTTCCATAGAACCTGCATTGTCCATGCGCTGTTCTAGGTCCTGTGCTCGGTCTGGTGTAACGGCATTCTGTGTCATGACATCCTGCTGGCGTAACGCCGCTAGGTTTTGTACGTCAGGTTTCTGTGATACCTCTATACCAAATAGGTCAGCGTTTTCGTCTAGCCAGTTCGATACTGCCTCTTCTGAAAAATCACCATCTAAATCTTTAAGGACTAGACGTGCTGCCTTCTGGTTTACACCCTTCTTTTCTAGTACTGACTTAACGGTAGACTCACGCTGCGCCTTGGAAAATCCCTCAAGTTGCTCAGTAAGTTCCTTGATACGCTTCTCATCTGCACGCTTGGCTTTACGTAACTTTTTAAGTAAGTCACTTCCATCCATTTGTGTTTCTGTTTCTGTATCTAGGTCATCGTCTTCGTCGTCCCAGTAGTTGTTGCTCATAGCAACCCACCCTTCTATTCGTTGTTAGTTCGCAGGCCACAGTTCAGTTCGGGGAAACTGGCTGGCTCCTACTATCGGTCTATTACTCTGACGGGGCCGATAGGTCCGTTCAGGATTCTAGAATTGTCCTACGCTTGATGTCGTAAGACTTGTTTTGTTTGTGCCTGCTGCACCACTAAAGGCTGCAATTTCACGTTGTGTAAGTTTCTGACGCTTACGTTGTGCTGATGCTAGGCTATTGAATACTTCTTGTTCAGCTTCTGACTGACCATAAGCATCAAGAGTTGTACCATAAATATCAGAAAGTTTTTCAGCAGTTGGAAGGATATCTGCAATAGTTGCATAACCCTTCTGTGCCTCTGCTTGCGTAACACCTTGTGCTGCTAGTTGTTCTGCAACTGATACACCAGCCTTTAGTCCTTGACGTCCTGCTGCTACACCAATTTCAGATGCTGCTACTTGACGTTCAATCTTCTGGAACTGTTGTTCTGGGTCAAGCACATAGGCGACAAGGTCTTGCTGACCAACACCATAGTACTGGCGTAGTTGCTGTAGAATAGCAGGGTCTGCATTTTGCACACGCTGTACCGCCGTAACAACACGGTTAGAAAACTCTGTTGGAGACATATCATTAGCAATGAATTGTTGGACGTAAGCATCTGTATCAAACTGCTTCAAACCATATGAACGTAGAACTTGGCGGTATCCATCTTCATTGTTAAGATATTCTGCAGGAGTAAGAACTTTAAGACCCTTAGCAATACGTGTTTCATTAGCCTTGAATCGTGTCTTGTATTCTTCTGACTCTTGAAGCGCTAGAGTAATTGTCGACTCTGTTGCACCATCAATTGCCAGGTCTTTAATCTTATTGATAAGACTGCCTAAACCATACTTCTGGAATCGGTCAGTTAGAACCGCTACGATTGATTTACGCTCTTGTTCTGCCTGCTTGGCCTTTTCTGCTGCTGCAAGAGTTGCTGCTTGTGCAGCCTGGTCCTGTGCTGTTCTTTGTGCATTAGTTAGGGTTGCAAGTTGTGACTGCAAAGATTGAATCAATGCTAAGACTGCAGGGTCAGTTACATTATTTACAATAGTTGTAGGCGTTGTTGTTACAACAGTTGTTGGCGTAGTTGTAGTTGGTGTTGTAGTTGTTGGAGTAGTAGTTGTAGGAGTTGTTGTTGTGGGAGTAGTTGTTGTAGGAGTTGTTGTTGTGGGAGTAGTTGTTGTAGGAGTAGTTGTTGTTGCAGTAGTAGATACTGAAACTGGAATTCCTAAGTAAACTTTTTCCGCATCGGTTAAACTCTGACCAGAGGATAATTTCTGTACTGCTCTTTGCGCCTGTGCTGGAGTTAACGTTGGAGCGTTAGGAACTCCTCCTCCGCCATCTACCATTTGTAGGTCTGGATTAATTCTAGCCATTATGCAATCCCCATATCACGAAATACTTTAAGGGTTAATGAGTCAATAGTATCACGAGCATTGTTCGTGTACTCCCACTCAGGTGCTGAGCGTAGTTCTTTTTCAAACTGCCAAATAGGCATAACTCCTGGTTGTCCTGTCTTTGGGTCGATATACTGTAGTGCACGGCGAAGACGTGGGTTATTGTATGTTACTGAGTCAGGGTCTACCTCTAAAATGGATGAGTACGAAGCCTTGTATGCAGATGAAATAGCATCTAATGATACACCTTTACGGATTGATTCAGCGTATGACGGATATGCACTTGCTGCAGTCTCGCGAATCTGAGCCTCAATGTCCTGAGTTGTTGTGTTACCAATAGCAAGTTCTGCTGATTGTGAATCCCAGAATGCTTTGTTAAACATATTGTCTACACCAAATGCACGAGAATACGATTGCAAAGTTGAAACATCGCCTAGTGTTGTGCCACCATAGCCAAGAATCTTGCCTGATGTCTTAAGAAGCATGTCAAACTGGTTATCATCTAGACCCTGGTCATATGCTGTTTGTGCCAATTGATTAAGTGTAGCATCATCAATCTTGATACCAGTCTGAACTAAACGTTTCTTTGCCTGTAGTCTATACTTCTCAAATGAATCAGCATATACGCCAGGTTGTTCTAACTTTAGTTTGCTGCGTGTTTTAACTGTTGGGCTAAGGTTCTTGTAGTAGTTTGTAGCGTATAGAGCCTCAAGAGCTGCTGCAGTCCTGCCTTCTTTAAAGAGCAAGTAAACATTCTGCAACTCAGGATAGGCTGCTAATAATGCCTCACTGATTCCATAAGATGCGGCTGTGGCAATACCTTTTACATCAGCATCACCTATTGCTGCAATTCTTGCTGCGTTAGCATCATCTGCTGCTGCCATTTATGCACCTGCCACATTCTGTGATAGCCAACCCTGGAAGTCAATGCGCTTCTTACGGTCGAATTCATCTGGGTTCATAACCTTGAGTTGTTCCTCAATGTTTACCTTTGCACGCTCTTGGCTAAAGCCTGGAGTTACTGTGACAACATTCTTTCCACCAACCTTCTTGGTTGTTGTGGTTGTTCCAGTAGCAATCATGCCTTCAAGTTCTGCTAGACGCAAAGCCTTCTGTGCTTCAGTTGCTGGTTCTCCCAGTGTCTCTTGGTAAATGTTATCAATCAATTTACCAAGTACTGCTGGGTCGTACTTCTGGATAGTCTGAGTTGGCACGTTTGCATTAGTATCTGTATTAAGTCCCGTAAGGACATCAACTGATACTGTATTTACAAAGTCATTATATGTCTTAGATGAGGCTAGAGTCGTACCAAAATCAGATACTAGAATATCCTTAACCTTTATACCAGTAGAAATCTGTGACTTACTATAGCCTAGACTCTTAAGAACCTTAGCAATGTTAGTCAACTGAGGCTTAGTAAAACTATCAACTAGGCTGGCGCCTTGCTGGAATGATGTAGGAGCAAGACCAATGCGTGCATCTTGCAATCTATTGTTAATATTGTTTGCCCAGGTTGATGAGATAGGTGGCAATGTGTTACTACCGACTGATGGCATATTAGGGACAATGCCAGTTGCACTGGTTCCTCGCCCTACTGGATTATCAATTGCCATTATTTTTGCTCCTCATATACGTAGTCAAACTTATCATCCGAGAAGTAACGCTCGTAGAACTTAGCAAAGTTAATATCTTTCTTCTTCATTGTGTTAACAATTGTCTCTACATTTGAACGTAACTGCGCTGCTTTCTTGGAATCATAGGTTGTTCCCATAGACTGCAAGCCATCATATACATCATAACGTAGGTTCAAGTAGTCAACAATCGTAGAGAATCTAGGCTGCTTCAATAACTGTGAACCTAGTTTATCATCGTTAAGTGCAATAGTTAGAGCACGCACAGCATCTGCCTGCTTGCTCTTGCTACCACCGAATGAGTTCTCAATCTTCTCTTCGTACCATAGGTTGTTAGAAGTCTTCTGTGCCTCAGTAAACTGAGCCTTATAGTTGTCCATAATAGACTTACCAAAGCCCTTTGCTGGGTCCATACCTGATGCTTCTAGTTCTTCTGTTACAATTGTAATCATCTTGTACCAGTCATTCCAGCCCTTGTTCACAATAGATGAACGGCTAGCATCTAAAGATGCGCCAACCTCACGGAACTTCTTACTAGTACCTGGAATCGTAGATGTTTGTAACCAAGCCTGGGCTGCAGATGAGAATGCGTAGTTAGCATCGTTGAACACTGCACCTAGAACGCCAAGGTTATCTTCACCTATGGCAGACACAATAGCCTTAATAGCCTGAGGGTTATCCTTTGCTAATGTAGTAGCAGTCTTGTCTGGATTCAGACCTGATGTAGCATCAGATAGACGTGTTGTTAGCAGGAAGAAATCAGGATACTTCTCAAGGAATGCTTCTTCACCGTTGATAGGGTCAGCATTACGCATCTTGTTTAACTCATCAGCATAGAATGTTAATGGTGTTACAGGGCGTGGCTGTGTTGGGAACATAACAGATGAGAAGAAACGTAGCATCGCAAAGGATACTGCACCATCTTCTGCCTGGTTTGATAAGTCCTTCAACTCAGCAGAGTTAGGTTGTCTACCCTTTGTCTGTGAAAAGTCATATCGCTTCTGCATAAGAATCATATTAGCATCTTTATTGAATTGCTCACCACTGCGTGCAAATACAGCCTGGAATGCCTGAGCACTACGCTTAAGTGTATTAGGTGTTAATGGCTGCAATACATTAGACTGTGCACCGAATGGTAGGAAGAAGTCAGTAAACTTGTTCTCGAAGCTGTACTTCTTCGCAACAGCGTTAACAGAGAATGTAGCAATAGGTCCAGCAGAGATGATTGCTCCACCAGTAGGATTCAAAGGATTGAACCAACTAGTAGGAATGCGACCCTCTACACCAGTAAATGGCATAGCCACCTTTAGGTATTCCGTACCGAATGCATCAGTTTCTACTTCACCAACACGTCCTGGCAGTGTAGTAACCTGTGCAGCCTTAGCAATAAAGTCTGGATTTTCTAGTGCAATCTTACCGTATGCACGGTATTGCTCGATTAATGCAGGGAAAAATGCAAGAACGTAGTTAATGATACCAGCATAGTTCATATCCTTATGGAAGGAGTTTAACTTATTGCGGTATTCGCTTATGCCATACTCACGTGCAGTCTTTTCAAATAAAGATTTATCAGCATCTGTTAATCTGCGCCCCTGTGCATTAGCAATTGTTACCATATTCTGTAACTTCTGCTGATACTTCAATGCGAAGTATGGATTGTACATAAGGCGGCTTGTAGGTACTGTAGATAGCCATGCAACTGTGTCCTTGAGTGTATCACGGAACTTACCATATGCATTGCTACGTGCCATCATATCATCTACTGCATCTGTAAGAACAATAGGACGTTGATGTACATCTGGGTATAATTGCTTTAACTTAACTAGGTCAAGTTTATCCTCAAGGATTAACTTACGTAGTTCAGCATTAGGTGCCCATGTATCTACAACAGTTTTAACACGCTCATAGGCTGTATTGGCTGTAATACCTGTACCGAAACGGTCAAGATAGCTAATATTTGCTGGGTCTTTCATCCATAAAATAACATCACTCTTCTTTTTGCCTTCAAGAATCTGACGTGCTACGTCGTCAAAGCGAATCTTATCGTTTAGGATTTGCTCCCAAGCCTGCAGATGCTTTGCTTCATTCTCTGCTGCAACAATGGGAATGCTACCAGTACGGTCACGACGTATGCTTTCAATCTCTAATTCCTTAGCAGATGCAAGAGCACGACGTAGGTCATCCTTCTGTGTTAACTGCTGACGAGAGATTGCACCGAAACGACCAGAGAATGGTGCAGGAAAATCATATCCACTTACGGTAACCTTGTCACGGCCTACTGGTTTTGATTTAATACCAGATGTAAGGGCTGTTTCTTGACGACGCAATTCTTCAATTGTGTTCTTAATCTGCTTGTGCTGCTCTAATGTACGGGCAACTGAGTCTGTTACAACCTTAGGAGGATTATCGAAGTCATACTTTGCATCCTTCAACTTAGACTCTAGTAGTCTAACTACAGATAAACGTTCTTCGATATTGCCTCGAATGTTGGCAATGTTTTTACTTGGATTAGCCGTACCCTTAACCCAGTCATTAATTCTATTAACGCTGTTGGTATTGCGTGTCAAAGCATCCATTGTTTCGATGCCAAGTTCCTTGAATACGCCAAAGAGAGACACATCTCCCCATGCGCGTAGTGCAGAATCACGGATAATGTTGATTGGGTAACCAGCACGTGCTAATGTAAAGCCACGCCATAGTCCATTGAATTCATCTGCTACAAACTTGCCGCCTAATAGTAGGTTCTGTGGTAGGCTTGCCTCTTCACCATACTTAATAGAGTAGCGCTTGAACGCTGCATCTACTTCTTTAGCGTTAATGATGTTAGAACCATTGGCTAACTGGGTGACAAGTACAGGGTCGACAGCAACTTCACCTGCTTCATCAATAAAGTAAGCACTATCTAGTTCTTTTGCTGCTTTTGCTTGAGATACTATCTTGCGGTTTTCTCTACGGTAGGCACTGATTACTTCATCAGCAATTAGTGGAGAAACTCCATACTTGGCAGCAGAACGCTGGATAAGTGTGTCATTGAATGCTTCAACAAAGTTAAACTTATCAATTTCGTTTGGAGACTTAATAAAATCATCCAAGAATGTACGCGCTTCTTCAGGCATAATCTGTCTTGCCTGTACTGCTGCGCGAATATTTGTACGAACACGTTCAACTGCCATTAGTGGTTCGTTAAAGTTAACCGTTCCACGAGGAGCTTCATCAGTTAGACGCTCAATAAAACGAATAGGTACAGATAATGGGTTGGCTTGGTAGAACGCCTGCACTACTGAACCTACTGGCGTCTCACGACCAGGAAGTTCCGTGCCTTCCAACTTGCGAGCAGCACGTTCTTTAGCAAAGTCATTACGTAAACGCTCAGCCCATGCAAACTTAGATACAGTACGGTCAACCATGCGTGTATCTAGTTTAAGTGCGTCATTAACAAATACTACTTCTTTGCGAAGTGCACTAATTTCTGCTTCTACTGCTTCACGCTTATCCTTAAAGCGGTTAGACAGGAGCATCATGTCATCTTTAAACTCAAAGTATACGTTGTATCCGTTGTCAACAGACTCAAGTGCCGACTGGTAACGATTAAGTTCCGCCCATTTGTCGGCACGTTTAGCGGCAAGTTCCTGAAGTGCACCAATATCGCCGCGGCCAACACGAAGAACAAGTCCAATAACTTCATCTGTTTGACCAGCTACAAGATTTGCGCCAATCTGTCCAATTTCATTACGAAATTCTGGACGTTGGATAACTGTTGCTGCGTCATTCTCACGATAAAATTTAAATACTGGTGTGTAAGGTGTAACTTCACCAGCAACTGTACGCTTGATTAGGTCAACGTCTGTCATCAGACGGTCTCTAATTAGGTCTGGGCTGGTTCCCTTAAATACTCGTGCGCTGATTCCACCCTGTTGCTGAATAATTGGGTTAACAAGTGCGCTACGTGCGGCAGAACCTGCAAGTTTTAAACCTAATACATCAGGCCCTACGTTTGCTTCTAAACCAAAGTTAAGAATACCAGATGTAACTGCACCAATTCCCTTGGTTGTGTCACCTAATGTGTTCCAACCTGTAATTTTTGCAGCAAATTGTGTAGTATCACGGCCAAAGTTGTAGTGCTCTTGACCTGCATCTGACTCAGAAAATTTAGCAGACTTCTGCAATTCCTTGTCAATAAAATTAAGTGTGCCAGATTCTGCAACATCACGCTCTGCTTTACCAGCAAACGCTGCACCAAGACCTGCTCCTGCTACTGCACCAACTGGTCCACCTAGCGCAAAACCCGCAATTCCACCAGCTACACCACCAGCAATCATTGTTAAACCAGCAAGAAGTCCCATGCCTGCATCTTTATTAGAGACATCACGAACAAAAGCATAGTTAGAACGTACGTTCTTTGCACCAGCCATAAGTACCTTGCTGACTTTACCATTGCTTGCTTTATCAGCTTCAGCAATTCCATAAGCAGTAGCACCAAGAAGTGCGCCAGCACCAGTTCCTACACCAGGAATTACGCTACCTAATGCAGCACCTGCAAGGATGCCTTGTGGCTTTCCTAAAACATTTCCAGCAGTACTAAGAGATGCAACACGTGCCTTCTCTACTGCATCGTTCCATCCACCAGGATTATCTGGCAGGTTCTTTGCAACGTCAACAGTTACGCCAAATGGCAGACGATTATTCTTAACGTTAGGTGTGTTATTGTTTCCACCTACGCCATTAAGATACTTTTGGGTGTTACCAATGTATTCCCAAAGGCTCATAGAATGGTCCTTAAATACTGAACATAGTCCTTTGTTCCTTGTGAGGAATCAGGCTGACTAGCCCAGAATTCAAGGACTGGTAACATGGTACGCATTTGCTCAATGTCAGGGTCTGCTGCAGGTTGTGGCAAAGATGATAAGCCACTCATATCGGTTACTGGTTGGTCAGGAAGTTCTGTCTCAGCAGTAATAGGAGTTAATGAACGCATTTCGCCCATGCGTGCTGAACCAGCGTTAAAAGATGGAGCCTTTGTTGGAGCAGCAGTGCGTTGTTCATTAGTAGCCTTGTTTTGTCCATAAGGCAAACCAGAATAATTTAGGTCCATACGTCCGCTCTGTCCATTACCACCCATAGGATTTACGTTGGCCTGATTATACTGTGGTCCACCGTTTGCTCCACCACGTGCCATTGTTCCTCCTACTTGGTAAATTGCTCAAAGATATGAAACGGCGGAGCCGTCTCGTTATTGTTAAGTGCTGCAATTCGCATTGCATCTAGCATTGTCGTTCCTGCGTGGAGCGCTCCTACTGCGAAGTCACCACCTGAACCAATACCGTAGAATCCAGTACTGTTCATTCCTACTGCAAAATCAGAATCTATCTCGAAGATAGTTCCATTGATGCCTATTAAAAGATTTAATTCAAACTTATCATCGTCATCATCTGACGTTTTATTAATGTCTACGCCTGCTTCAACAAGTGTTGCTTTAAGTGTCGGTACAACTTTGTTAATTACAAACTCATACAAGTTTGCTTTTGCTTTGACTGTTACTAGTGGAGGCGTCCACCCATGGAGTACCACTTGCAAAGCACGATAGTTACCAGCACCACCGATAATATAACTTCCACGTTCAACTACCTTTACCATATCAGGATGTGTGTATACTTTACCGCCTGCTGCGATACGACTATCAGATACAATCACACATTTATCTTCGTGCTGAACGCCGATAATCGTTGTCATGTCCCCTACTTTCTTATCGCTTGCGTATTGTTCTTACGCTTGCAGTTGGTTGTCCTGTACCAGAAATACCTGATAACAAACTCATAATGTCAGGCGGTCCCTGTTCAGGTGCAAGAGTAGCGCCTCCTGCTGGAACACCAGCGGGAACAGGGGACGGTTGCTCAACCGCTTGTTGGGCCCCAGCAGGAGGAACTGGTTGCGGCTGTGGCGTAAAGACTTCTTCAATGACGTCCTCTAGTGCCTGTCCCTTTTGGCGTGCCTTAATGACAGCCGCAATCTGACGCACTACTTCAGAAGCGTCCTGGCCTTGCATTGCCATCTGTGGTATCGCTTGAGAGAGTGCAGTAATGGAACCGAGAAGCGATTGACGCATACTCTCGATTTCAATCTTTTCTAGTTCTTGAGTTACGTTAACTGTAAATGGAAGTTCACGCATTGCCATATCCTTGGAGATAAGTCCACCACCAAGTGCTTGGAGCATAAAGATAAGACCCTGTGCTGGGTTAAGACCAGCCAACATACCATAACGAACATCGGCTGAGTAATCGCCCTTGATGTCCTTCTTAGGTGAGTATGTGATTTCATATGGTGAACCTGAGTCAACACCACGAATAGTTTTTTCTTCTGGGAAAATCAGTTCATCGACTTCAAAACAGATGCTGATTACATCACGAAGAGCAGAAGCAAAGATTGCTTGAGCAGATTTAATCTGTGTATCAAATGCTCCCATAAGAGCTTGTACACCTTGACCAGTTACAATCGATGCATTAACATTTCCTGTACGAGATTCAGGGTAACGAGCACCAACACGAAGTTCTTGATTAAGAAGTGTCTGCTCAGTAAATGCACCTGCTGGAATATTAAGTTCTACACGGCGTACGCCCGCTGGATTTGCTGTACGAATAACAGCGTCTCCACCAAGTTGTAGTTCCTGTACATCCTGAGGAAGTACGATTGGAGACTGTACAGACTTTTCTGCAGCTTCCATTGCAAGCAAGGCAAAACGATTGCGAAGCAATTGGATACCTAGGATGTCATCGAACTGTCCACGTAGTTCATCATCAATGGATGGCTTGCGTGCTACAACAATCATCATCTTACCCAATGGATTCTTAGCACGTGATAGCACTAAGTTATCCTTTGTAGGGATGTAGATTACTGATTGGTCTTTGTCGTAGTAGCGAATCATTTCTACTTGAGTATTCAAATCTTGCTTGTAGCCTGGGCCACCTAGCAAAGAGTATTCATACTCTGGGAACAACGCAACTAACTCTGCAAGAGAAGTCATGTAGCGCTTTGCAAAGGCAATGCAGCGTCCGTAGCGGTCGAATTCTGGGTAAGCACCCACAGGGTTTTCTAGGCGGATGCGTGGCATCTTTGCTTCCTCATCCAATTCAATAAAGAATGGGAGGAAACCGTATGTTAGGTACCAGTCAGCACCTTGATACATCTGAACTGAAAGGTCAGAGTGTGCGAAATAATTAGATGCGATGCGGGTACGCTTGTCAGCAAACTGACGGGCTCTATCTGAAACAGAGTTGGCAGCAGAGCAGTTAACCGCAGGTAGTGGTGCCATAACCTCAGACAAGTCGCGTGCGACAATGTCAATAAAGTTAGCAACTACGTTAGCATCTACTCCGTCTGGAAAGAAGTCAGGATATACAGATGCAATGTTACCCTTGCGGACTGCAAGAACGTCGAGGTTACGACCGTCGCGTTCAGCGTTGCGGTAGCGAAGGTTTTCAACTCTCGCTGCAACTTGTTCCATTGATAATGCCATTGTTATCCTAACTTAGTTTTTAAAAAATTAAATGCGCTTTGTGCCAGGCTTAACTTCACGCTTGACTTTTGATTGTGCTGCTGTTGTGCCCTTGCTACCAGACCTTGCTGCAGAACCTGTTTCTTTAACTTGTTTTACAACATCTGAACCAGCAGCTTTGATTGCTCTTACAGATTTAGTAGTTGGTCCTGTTCCACCTTGACCAGGCTTCATCTCTTTTACAGTCTTAAAGAAAGTACCAACTGAAGTAACAATGTCTCTGGCTTCACGAGCAGTCACGCTATAGCGATTTGTGATGTCTTGTATGATTGAATCTTTTGTTTGAGTCTTTGTTGAATATGCTGGTTTTGCTGGGCCAGACTTTTTCATTTGTGCCATTGTTATCCTAACTATAAGTTTCTTGCCATTGCTCAGCGAATGCTTCGTCTAAGTTTAATGACATTCTGCTTTGCTTTTGATATCTGGTTGCCCAGCGATTATTTTGGTACTGTCCTACTTTGCTGCCCTGTTGCATCAGTTCGCGTATACGAATGATAGCAAACCATAAAGCCATCACGCAGTCGGTAGGGTTCTTAGTATCTGGCTTCCAAGTAATCAATTGCTGCACAAGAGACTTAAGTCCCTCTGAGCCTTCATTGCTTGGTAGTTCGATTAAACCATTGTCCTGATAGCGACCATCATGGATAGTTCCAAAAAGGCTAGCCATAGATGCTACACCAAAAGATGTGTCCCACTTGTTCTTACCAGTAAAGTGTGAGTTCAACTGGCAGCCGTAGGTTGCTAAGTAGTTACGCAGGTCAGTGTCCATTGCGTAGTACTTCTGGTGTGCGTTGATTTCTACACGAAACTCTTGAGGGTGATATCTTTCGACCCACTCACGAATCAGAGCGTTCTCCTTTTGAGGAGTAGGGTCTGACATGTTGACGCAGTCTAAAACATAGATAGAACTATCGTCGCGGTTGTAGGTTACTGCTACGAAAGCAGAACGACCAGATACGGCTGGGTCAAAACCAATTACTGTGTAGGTGGAACCTGCTGAGCGCGGGTGCCCTGGAGTACCTGGTTTAAGCGGTCCACGCTTTCGCATACCGTTGACACATCCTGCAATTGCTGCTGGCGCGAATATAGAATCGGACTGGACGTCTTCTTGTTGGTAGACCATAGCCCAGACAGATGGCGCAACTTCAGAGCGGCGCGTAAAGAGCGAGGGTCCGTCCCACTTAGGATATAAACCATTTTCATCGGGTTCATCAATCTCGTTTTCCTGCAGTGTGGTTTTAGGCCACAGCGTTCTCCAGTTTTCAGGCTTCTCGTCAAACTGCAAAACGGCAGGCATTGCAAAGTAAGTAAAGGGTGACTTGCCACCAGACCATTGCTGGGGGTCACGGAGCATCTTATAGAGGTCAATCGGTGCAACTCGAGTGCCAACGATAATTAATTTACCGTGTCTACCTAGACGGGTAATAACTTCCTTTTGAATCCACTCGAGCTGCTTTTCCCACTCGTGGGCGTTTGAACCCATCACAGCATCGTCGATAATAATCAGGTCAGCGCGAGCACCGTAAATCTGTGAAAGCATACCAAGGGCTTGGACCGTAGGGTCCTTTTCGCCAGAGTCGCGTCCTGTACCCAGATAAATCATATCAGCAGACCATTGTGTTGAGTCTGCCTTATAGCCACCGTTGGGACCGAAGGCCACCTGTAACTTGGTGTAGGCTGGGTGGGAAAGTCTAGTTTTAATCGCCCCAAGGAACTTGCGGGCCATACCCTGAGTTTTAGAAACTACAATAACTCGGGCGTTAGGGTTCTTGACAATTGTGTAAACAACGTAGTTAGTCGTAATGACTGTAGACTTGGCGTGCTCAGGTGGTACGTTAATCAGTACGCGGTTGTCATTGCCTGGCTCATAGGTCATGGCTGGGTCTAGCCAGCGCGGCTCGCGGCCTTCAATCAGGTCTATCCAGTCAAGGTGATGGTCAAAGAGTTTAGTGTCTAGAAACTGTTCAGAGAAGTCTGGGAAGGATATATCTCCCAGCTCCTTTAGGTCAGTCTTGATGCCTTTACCCTCGAGGCGAGCAGCCTCGGCACGTGCTTTGAACTCAGGGTCAGTTGCTGACCATTGGCGGAATGCCACGTCTGAGCGGCCCACAGAGGCCATAGCCTGGGTAATAGTGCTACCCTGACTTAGTTGCTGCAAGGCCTTTTCTTGCGCCTCGCGCTTAGGGATATTCTGAATCCCAGGTTTTCTACCCATCAGTTGTCCCCATCATTTACAGTCATTTAACGCTGGCCGATTAACGGCAGAACTTCCCCATATTATTATATATTATATTATATATAGGAGTCGCGGAGTCTTAAACGGAGCGACTCCGTATATGTATTATTATACATATAAGATAACCTGTTCAAATCGTAAAAGCGAACAACTTATATTAAAATATTTTAAAAGTCCTGGTCAGGACTATAATTAGGGTATATCTGACCTATAGTGAGAGGGGGGTAAATATAACAGAAATTTTTTGGGGGATACTATAAGCCCCCCTCGAACCTATTTTTAAGCATGTGCCCTCAAACAATTGTCGACAAATCGACATAGAGATAAGTCTATAAGTCGCTATAAGTATTTATAGATGAACCGACTATCCACAGACCTATCTATTCTCAGCCAACTCTCAGTTAATTCTCAGAAAACTGGGGCTATAATAATTCTCAGGTAATTCTCAGGTAACTCTCAGACTATCAAGGTGTGACCCACATCACAGGTAACTCTCAGGGTTCTCTCAGGAAACTCCCAGCGAAACGTTATCTAATCGTTACCTAATTAGCCTTGTTTGGACTTGACACGCCTAGTCTGATGGGGTATAGTTCTACTTGTCATCAGATAGGGGGCTAACCCCCCAACAGATAACACGACACGCGGATAGTCTGATAGACTTGACAAGTGTCAAGGGATAGTGTAAAGTATCCCTTAACAAGTTGAAACCCCGAGAGGGAGCGTCCTCAACTTGACAAGTCAATAGCGACATGATAGGCTTGACTAGTTACCTAGTAGCAGCGGGTCGCCCGCGGGTATCACAACCCTATTGTGTCACTACTTGACAAGTCGCGTAGCGTAGGCTATACTAGGCTCATTACCTAGCGCGACACTAGAATAGGGAAATACCCTAGTCTAAGCATGAGAGAGGATAGACCCTTGACCTATAACCCCTATGGGGGTTCAGGTAGTATAGTAGTCACGCCACCTAGCGTACGTGCGTCTGATAGACGCTTGGGCACTAATGGGGCACGACTAAGCGACACTAAGCATGGTAAAGCCGTACGCCTAACGCGTACACGCCAACGCCACGCTGTCACGACCAACCGACCTAAGGTTGAGCGCGTACTACCGACCCTTAGCGAACAAGAACAAGAACGCCTAGCGCGTGAACTTGCACTAGCAGAACGCGAACGCGAGTTCCGCGCCACGCTCCCAAGCGTCCACATAGACGCGAACGATTAAACACGACCATGAGAGAGGTACTACATGACGGCACAAGATAGACTACTAGCCGAGGCGCGAGCCTACGATTGGCTAGAGGCGCGAGAGAGTGCTAAGGCACTATTCCACGCCAACCTGCTCCAGACGCCATGGCAACCTGCCACCAAGCAGACACGCTTGCGCGGTCTCCAAGCCCGATAGCATTACGCCACGCCCGATTGTGGGGGTAGGTCTAGGTTCGAGTCCTAGCGTGGCACGACTTGACAAGCCGTCAAGCCTATGGTAGGCTACGCCTATCATACTAGAGAGAGGTTAGACATGACACTATCTACAAGCGACTTGTTCGCGGTAGTATTAGCGTTAGCACTTGCTAACACTATGCTAGTGATTGCCTTCCGTAGAGTCTATGTATTAGAACGCAGACTCCGCAGATACGAAGGCTACTATGACGCACGATAACCTATTGCTAGACCTTACACCACGTGAGGTCGAGGTAATCCGCATGGCACTTAGAGTCCAAGAGGATACCCATAAGCGCAACGACTTCCCTAGCCTAGTGCTAGAGGTTCAGACCTTGCGCTCCAAGATAGCAGACGCTATAATTGACAACGCTAAAGAATTGACAAAGGCTTAACAACATGCTATACTACGACTATACAGCGAGAGGGGGTGAGATACATGGAGAATGACGATAACACTAGAGAGTGTACGAATTGTGGCAACACAATAGATGACGGAGATGAACTAGTGGTCAATGACCATGCTTACTGTAATGAGTGTGTGTTTAGTTGCCATGAGTGTGACGACATACGCGACATGGACGATAACGTCCACGTCAATGGTGAGTTATGGTGCACTAATTGCGCTAGTTACTGTCAGCGTTGCGAGGACGGTATGCCTAGCGAGAACAGCCACACCGTAGACAATGAGGAATGGTGCGACTATTGCTGGGAGAATTACAGTTACTACTGTGAGAATTGTTGCGAGTCATCATCAGAGAGTACGACTTACGTTGGTGATACACCATTTTGTGAGCGTTGCTTCTCTGATAACTGCTACTACTGTGACGAGTGTGACGAGTCATACCACAATGACTACCCATGCGATTGTCGTGAGAGTAACCCTATCGAGGGTAAGTGCTGTCGTGGCTACCGTGCAAGCGGTACTATTCACGACTACTCATGCAAACCAGCACCTATCTTTAAGGGTGTGAGCAAGCACAAGATGTATCTTGGCTTCGAGTTAGAGACAGAGATGCCACGCGTAGACTCTGCCTCATCATTTGCTTCTAGTGCCCTGCTAGGTACAGCGTACCTAAAGCATGACGGTAGTATTAGCAACGGGTTCGAGATTGTAACTCACCCACATACACACCAACAGTATCGAGACAATAGTGCCCTACTATGGGATACCATAGAGACACTACGCAAAGACCATGAGGCTAGGTCGTGGGATACAGACACATGCGGTCTGCACATACACCTAAGTCGTGACGGATTTAGTAGTGGTGCACACATGCATAGGTTCATAGCCTTTGTGTATAAAAACGCACCACACATGATGAAGTTTGCTGGACGCAAGTCACGCTTTGCAAGGTTCAATGATGTCTATACCTTTGATGAGTATGACCGCCCAGTATTCTCTATCAAGCACAAGGTCGGTAGTCCCGACCGCAACCATACAGAGAGGTACTCTGCGGTCAATACGCAGAACCCTAACACCATAGAATTGCGCTTCTTTAGAGGCACAATGAAAGCAAGTGGCGTGTTAAGTGCCCTAGACTTAGCACAAGCCATGGTAGAATACACTAGGGAACTACGACTAGATGACGTCAAACTTGGCGCACTATCTTGGGACTGGTTCGCTGACTATGTAGTGTCCAACAATGGACTCTACCCCGACCTATACTCTAGGTTGGACAAGATACAATCAGTAGACATTAACAACAAGATAACTGCTAACGCTTAGGGAGATGATACTATGTGCTTACTTGTAGTGTGCGAGCCAAACTCCACACCAAACAAAGCAGACTTACACGCTGGTGCGTGTAGCAATCCGCATGGATTTGGCTTTGCCATACACGCTGGAGATAGAATTATCTCAGAGCGTAGCATGTCTGCTAAAAAATCTATTGCACGCTTCTTGGAATTACGCAAGCAATTCCCAGACGGCTACGCCATGTGGCACGCACGATACGCCACACATGGTGTTAAGAACGAACAGAATTGCCACCCATTCGTGGTTGGTGGTGATGAGCGTACTTACTTAGCACACAATGGTGTGCTTGACATAAGTATCGGCAAGTCCGACAAGCGTAGTGATACGCGTGTCTTCGCTGAGGATACACTACCTAGAATTGGTGGCGTATCTGCACTTGATGATGATAACGTATGGATAATGGCTGAGACTTGGGCTAAGGGTAGCAAGATTGCTATCCTAACATGTGACCCAGCAGCACAACACCCTATGTATCTACTCAATGAGTCGGCTGGTTCATGGGACAATGAAGGTATCTGGTGGAGTAACCAAAGTCATAAGCGTACTACCTACCTAGAGCCTGTCAAAGCCATAGATTATACCGACAAACTGTGGGACTACACAGTAGATTTGGACGCAGACTTAGAGATGTGTCCCTACTGTGAGTCTGCCACAGATTTAACAGACAACCCGTACTACTGTACCATTTGCAAATCATGCTTTGATTGTTCAATCATGATAGATGATTGCTTATGTTACACACCAAACAAAGATTGGCAAAGCAAAAGAAGCCTTGCCGATTTCCTATACTAACTAGAGAGGTAACAAATGTCCACAACCGCAATTCTAAATCTCGCTGAGGAACTACGCGTTATCGCAGATGAGATTTCATACAACGCAATCGACACATCAACTGACTATCCAAAGCGTGGTACTATCGTGAAGGCACTTGCTTCACAGACACGCTTCAAGCCTAAGTCTATGTGGGTATCACTAGGCAACGGCACATACAAGCACCTTACTGGTAGCAAGGGGTTAGTCACAACACATGACCGACTCGATGGCTACACAGAAGTAGTGTTCGAAGGGTAAGCATAACTCCTGAGCATGAGTATAAACTGCTCACTATCATTATAGATTGGAGATACTATGACAGAGTTTATGCACAAGATTGTTGCTCAACGTGAGCGTCAATCACCAACATTCCCTGCACAGTATACCCCACTCTATCGTGGCGTATACATACAGGCACAATACAATCATTTGATTTACAATGTGCCACAAATAATACGAAATGTGCAAACATGGTGGGACTCACCAAGTGAGCGGTTACTGCGTGTTATCTTTAGCACCCCTGGCTGCGAACATAAATGGGTATTTGACATCAACCATAGTAGTGAGGTACAATACAAGTATTACTGCATGGATTGCAATTCAACACAAACACAATACATTAGAGAGGGTAGACAATGAACATTGTATGGAAGGCAGAGTTATCAAGAGAGATGATGTCTCATCTATCGCTTGACAAACAGCACGAACTTATGAGAAAATTAACTGAGCAAGTAGACTTTATTGCTGCTGCTTATGAGGTAGGAAGGGAGTTCAAACATGAGTTACGAACCACCGCTTGACGACGACATAGCATTAGGCTATAATGATGAGGAAGAACTCGACGAAGAATTCGACGAGATGACAGAGATAGCACTAGAGAGATAGGAGATAGAGTATGCAAGGTCTATGCACAGGTCATGAGAACCCTGACCTATGGTTCAGCGAGTCTATTCACAGCGACATTGACAACTACCACGTCAATGAGAACAGCGCAGAGTATAAGCAACGCATCGCTAACGTACAGACCGCTCTATCTATCTGCAATGCATGCCCTGCTAAGGCTGAATGCTTTGCTGAGGGTATGAAGAGAGAGAACTTAGACAATGGTATTTGGGGAGGCACTCTACCTGGTGAGCGTGTCCTACTTGCAGATGTTTCAGTAACATGGAACAATCGTAGGTCTATGATTAACTTTGCACACAGAGTAAGGGCAATCACTAAATGAAATCATTAAGTTTCTTACTACTCGTAGTAGTAGCTTTGCTACTGACAGACAACTCAAAGACAGCCACGGACACAACAGACAAAGGCGTGCGAGTCTCTTGGAGTAAGGCAGATAGCAAGGCATACGCTAGAGACAAACTCAACGAGTGGAAAGATAATCAGATGTCATGCCTCAACATGTTGTGGGGCAAAGAGAGTGCTTGGAATCCAAGTGCTTTCAATACTATCCGCGTGATGGGGAAGCACGCTGGTGGTATACCACAACTGTTGGGGCTTGACCCTGACACACCTGCACCACAACAAATTGACAGAGGACTTGATTATATTTACTATAGGTACACAACGCCATGCGAAGCATGGTCTTATTGGAAAAGGAATGGTAACTACTAATGGCTAAGCATGTAACAGAGATGCGTCCTGATTACAGTCAGGCTATGGACATACGCGGTGAGCCTACACTAGTGTGCCCATGTGGCTGTGAGATTTGGAATCTCAAGACTATCTTTGATGACGACGGAGAGATTGGTATGTACTTCCTTGACATGGAGTGTGCTGAGTGTGGTACACTAGCAACAGCACCAACACCAGAAGGAACGGAGATAGAAGATGACTGAGTTTTTACATCAGATTGTAGCAAACCGTGAGTACATACAAAACGATAGAGAGATGCACCGAGAACTACGTAATGCCATAGAAAATTCTTTTGCATCGGCTATTACTAGTGACCCATGGGCAGATGCACAAACTGTTGTCTACCCAAGAAGTGAAGACTTAGGAGCGAGCTAATGGCAAGTTATGAATACAAATGTGAGATTGACTCAAGCACTGTTACAATCAGTAGAGGTATGACCGATGATGAAATCATACCTTACTGCGACAATTGCAATGAGCCAATGGTAAGGGTGTACAGCGCACCACCTGTCAAGTTCAATGGCAGTGGATTCTATTCAACAGGAGGGTAACAATGGTATGTGAAGTATGCGAAGACGGTGGTTGTTCAGCCTGTGACTTACAGTCTGATGAACTACAGTTTGCTAGCATGAAAGAGATTGAAGAGTTCTACAATGTAAATGGGGAAGCATTACATGTTGACCCAGCAGAGCTGGATTTAGAGGCTATGATACAAGACATGATTGATTCAGAGGATAACTTCGACAAAGAGTTTGACCCTATTGATGAATGAAAAGAGTTTGACTTATAGGTTGCTAGTCAATCTCTTTCCAATCATCGTTCCCATCGCCTTGATTGGCGGTACTGTAGCCTTGTACTATTTCACTTGGCTCTTCACCTTCTGGCTCTGGCGCATCATAGTCTAAGTACGGCTTGAACCCACCTAGTTTATTGACCAGTCGCTTGACAGCTCTGTTACCTCTCATTCGTGCTGCGTCATCACTACCCAGAGACAGGTAATTACTTATCTCTTTGTAGTCCATAGACTCTGCATATCGGAAAAAGAGTATCTTTCTATCCTCTTTACTTAACTTCCAGTATGCGGAGTCTATCTCCATCATCATGACAGATAAGTTTCCACCTTCAGAAGGGGCGCTTGGACGCCCTGGTCTACCCAAGTTTAGTTTATGAGTAACACCATACTCAGCTCGCAACACAGCAGGAAGCAATGCTTCTACAACATCTGCTTCATAGTAATAGATATCCGATACATCGTATCCGACACTCTTAGCCTTCCACCTCTGACAATAATCTAATGCATGATTGCGTAGGCTACGATAGATAAGGTTCTTTGCGTCCTTGTTACCTATCTTCTCCCACTCAGCCACCTTGTTAGGGTGCTTAGCAAACCATTCATATAGACTCTGCTTAATATCTTCGAGTTCAACCATGTCAAACTTACGATGATACTCAGAGGCTACCGCCGTGATTACATATTCCCACGGCTCAATTTGTTGCCAGTTCATCTGCCTTTGCCTTCTTGTATAGTCGTGTCGCTGACATTAAATCATCTACTGTAATTAAGAATCCTTTAGACAAATTAGGTGGGATGTTACACGTAATCTCTCTACCAAACTCTTTAACTGCATAGCGCAACGCATCTGTTGGGACAATGAGTGTGCTCTCTTCAAGCACGAACGCCCAGTATGCTGCCTCTGTTATACCTAACCCTGACGGTGCCCAGTCCTCAATCTTCTTGAAGAAGCACTCAGTCTCAATGTATAGGTTGTTAGTCTTAGCCCACTTGCGGTCGCGCTTTACTTCGACAGTACGTCCACCAGTAAGCAACTCATCTACTAATTGCTCACCCTTGCGTCCGTATCCAAAGTCTAAATCGAATGAAGATTTGTTAGTCATTGTCCCATTGCTTTCGTAGAACCAGCAACCCAATGATTGCATAGTTAGCCATGTCCTTGAAGGAATCTTCTAAGGATTCGTGCTCAGGGTTTGCACCACTGTCAATCAGGTTATTGATTCGTGCTAACTTATCATGCATTCGTACGCGCAAGCCATTGATTGCACCACCAGGTGCTTGTGATATATTCTTAGGACCATAGTCCTTATGCTTACTCAACAACAAGTCAGACAATTCATTGACTGTGTTGCTCAAGTGCACCTCTAGATGGACTTCGCGTGCAAGAGAGGGATTGCTAAGGTTATCTTTAGCTGACCGTCTTGCTTCTGATATGACTCTATCTTCAATCCCAGTCCTGATACGTATTGGATAATCTGCCATATCTCTTCACTCTCCATCTTCGAGTAGCTGTTTAAGTTCGTCATCAATTCCTACCATACTAGAGTCAACAATCATATCTTCAATAACTTCTAACACCGTACCTGGGTCCGTCTCCGCTGAGAACAAAGTCATGTACGTGTCCTGTGTGATTGATTGTATCTGTTCAGGATTATTTGCATAGCGATACATGCAACGAAGCAACGAACCAATCATTAGGCGATAACCATTAGGCAATACTAATGCTGGGTCGAACTCTTCATCATCTTCAAGTAGGTGGTCTGTTGCTTCGAACACATTATCAAAGTGCTGTCCACATTCTGGACAAGGATTAATCTTATTCTTCATTTGTTAATCCCATCTTTTCTTTAATGAAACCCGCACCGTACTTTGTGTATGCCGAATTAACATCTTCCCCGTCACCAAATCCCACGATAGTGACTGGTAGTTCTCTTGCCAAACTGTTTGCAAACTCTCGTCCTGGTCCGTCTCCGTCTGCGAAAACAAAGATGCGTTCGAAGTCAGCAAGTAATCTTGTGTAGTGCTTCTTCCAGGAGTTTGCTCCTGGTACTCCGACGCATGGGATTCCAACACATCGTGACATAGTAAGGGTGTCGAGTTCACCTTCGCATACTCCAATCCAATCGCCTGCTCGTTCAATATCTAATACGTTATACATCTTTGTGTCAGCTCCTACCATACCCATGTACTTAGGTTCAACCGCAGGGTTGAGTGAACGAAAGCGTATGTCTACAATGCCTGACTTAGTTACATAAGGTATACTAAGCCTGCCAGTATACTGTTCGTGTCCTGGTTCAGGCTCCTCGACTACGCCTAATCGTGCCAACCGTGCCACTTCCAGAGTTATGCCTCTGCTTCGAAGGTAACCTTCTGCCTGATAGATGCTTTCCTGATACCGTTTGGACGCTATGCCCAAGAGTTCCTTCTGCGAATTTTGCTGCCCCACGTATGTCACATCCTTCTTGTTGCGCTATGATTTGTAAACTGTTTCCTTGTACTCCGCAGGCAAAGCAAACAAATAGATTATCGTCTAGGTTTGCAGTTCCACTTTGATGTGAGTCACCGTGGAACGGACACTTCAGGTTGACTTGCCCATGGTCACGACGCATACTGGCACCGTAGTGCTCTAGTACAGCCTTGATGCTGGGTAAATCATTCACCGAATATGTCTCCTAATCTAAGTACCAAGTATGCGTCCGCAATGGACTTGCCCCGTGCTTTAATGATAAGCGCTGCAATGACTTCTTCTTTCGATAGTCCTCGAGCTTCTGCGAAGTGAACTGATTCGACTTGGGCTTCTCTTGTCCACCCACTGAGGTCGACCTTATTACCAGCACCTGGGGCTTTGCATTCGATAACGCCAATGCTTCCAAGGAAGTCTTTGCGGACAACAACGTCGCCCTCATCTCTTGTACCAGTTCGAGCAAGTCGTTCAGCGTCGTATCCATTTGCTCTAAACCAGTCTCTGATATCTGATTCAAAGGTTGCACCTCTAGCCTTGTGACTTTTCCGTGTCGTCATCTACTTCGTATTCCTTTGGTAGTTCAAACTTGTCAATGACCAAACGTAATCTATCTTCATACTCTTTAGTCAGCGCAGATACTGCATCTTGCCAACCTTCAACGTATGCTTCTTGTCGCATAATCTTTAGTGTCTTTTCCATTAACATTATTCTCCTTAAACATTCTCTGGTATATCATCAATGAACATGTACTCAGGATTAAAAGCAACCCATGTCATGAGTCCTCCCCCTGCGTCAGCTCTACCGTATCTATTCTTAACAGGTGCAACACCCATAGAAGTACCAACAACGCCGAGGGTGCATATAAGAGCAGGAAGTTGAGCAACCT